GATGAGCGAGAAGGGAATAAGTAATGAGGACATGCGAGATGAGACTTTAAAGTTTATTAATCTCTTGAAAGTCCAAAGAAAGAAGTGGGAGAGTGAAGGTAAAACTGGATTTGCATATTCTTGCGATCTAATATCTCAAAGTCTCACTACACTATACATTCGTCTTGGAAAATATGTGGATGGAGTATATGTCCCGACAAAAAAGGTTAAGTAAATGAAAGAAGAACTGATTAGAATTCTAAAGCAGTATTATCGAAAAGGTGATTTCACATTATCTTCTGGTAAGTCTAGTGAGCATTATATAAATTGCAAACCTGTGATCCTTACAGGTAGTTCTCTGGAACTTATTTCATATGCAATGTTAGAGCACATTGATACTGATGTTGTGGCAGGTCTTACATTGGGTGCTGACCCTCTTGTAAGTGGTCTTGTAATGGTCAAGAGAGGGACTGGACTCATCATTAGGAAGGAACCTAAAGGGCATGGAACCGCATCTCAAATAGAAGGTCCACTGCCACCACAAGGAACTGAAATTACTGTATTGGAGGATGTAATTACTACGGGAGGTTCTGCTATTAAGGCAGCAAACGTATTGAGAGCATCAGGTTATATTGTAAATCGAGTGGTGTCTGTTGTTGATAGACAGGAAGGTGGTGAAGAAGAACTGAAAGCATCTGAACTTGAATTGAGAAGTCTTGTTAAATTAGAAGATATTGTAGATGACGGCCGGCAACATGACTAAGAAAGAATATAAGCAATTATTGTCAGATCATTTTACTAAATTGTTAAATAAATTGACGGTAAAGGAATTGAAGGAACTTGTGTCGAGGCACACATGAAAATGTAGGAGACAAAATGCGTTAAACGTGGTAAAATAGTATTATAGTTTAGGAAAAAAATGTCGGTTAACACTATATTATTGATTCTTCTAGTTATTGTGAATTATTCAAATTTTTATCTTACTCATATACATAAAAAAAAATTTCCTCCTTTCGTCAGAAGAGGTAATTTTGTGTATAGAAAATCTTATGATGATTGGGATGTTGAAGTATGAAATTTAAGGCAACTGTTTTTATTCGTTTAAGATCACAGGTTGATGATTCTCCAGGCAATGCTGTTAGAGATTGTTGTAAGAGAATGTCTGATTTGGATATTAAGAAATTAAGATTAGGTAAGGTGATTGATATTTGGATCGAAGCACCTAATCAAGAATATGCCGTAGAAGAATTATTTAAATTGAGTGGTAGATTTCTTGCCAATGGTGTTATAGAGGATTGGTCTTACGAAATAATAGAAATTGAAAATTTCCCTATAGGAGTATGAAAATGATTGATAAGTTTGAAAATTCAGATGTGGAACAAAAACTCAATGATGTTGTCTCAATTCTAAATGGTACATTACAATATGCATCTACCTATGATAATATAGGAAATACAAGTAAAAAAATTATTATTATTTACGATGAAAAAAACTAAAAATTATCAAGTTAAGTCTAAGTTTTATTATATTTTTTGGGGAACTGCTACACTATCAGTTTTATTGGGACAACTGTATGTTGGAACTGGATATCGAGTAATGGCAGAAAACATATTAAGTTTTCAAAATTACCTTATAGAACTTATGGATAATTCCAATACTCTTTGATGGGAATACTAAAAATTGATAAAATCAAACTGATGGAGGAAAAAGTTAAAACTACTCCTCAGAATGTAAAAAGAGCAAATGAAGCATTATTTCGTGCTACAATGAATTTACCTTCGGCCGCAAAACATTGTGGTATGACTCAAAAGGAAATGAAATTAACCTTTCGGGAATATTTGAAATATAACCCTTTTGATTATGTAATGAGTGATCAATTAACTTGGGATGATGTGAAATGACAACAGCACTTAAAACCTTTCCCCTTAAAACGTGTTTAAGGTATCCTGGTGGCAAGTCTAAGGCAACAAAGACTTTATCTCCATGGTTTCCTGAAGACTTTAAAGAATATCGTGAACCATTTATTGGTGGTGGTTCTGTGGCATTTTATACTGCACAGGCATATCCCAATGTTCCTATTTGGATCAATGATAAGTATGTTTCACTTTACAATTTTTGGATTCAACTTAGGGATCGTGGAGAAGAACTTTCCAATAGACTAGACGATATTAAAAGAAAAGCATCCAATTATCAATTTCAAGCTGATGTTGATACTGCTCATGAGGAGTTATTTAATAAGACTTTAGAAAGTATTAACACTCAAGATGAACTTGATCGTGCCGTAAGTTTCTTTATTTTAAACAAGTGTAGTTTTTCTGGATTGACTGAAAATAGTACCTTTTCTAATACTGCTGCTCGGTCTAACTTTTCTTTCGTTGGTATTCGTAAACTTAAACAATATTCTCAACTTATACAGAAATGGAAGATTACGAATATTGATTACTCGGAGGTTATGAATGCTCCTGGTGAGGATGTATTCGTATTTCTTGATCCTCCTTATGATATCAAAGACTTTCTTTATGGTAAGGATCGTGAGATGCACAAGTTCTTTGATCATGATCGATTTGCTGATGATGTCTATAAGTGTCCTCATCAATTTATGATCACTTATAACGCACATAAAAAACTCGAAGAATTATATAAGGATTATTATCTCAAGCATTGGAAATTGCGTTATTCCATGGCGCATCGAGGTGAAAAGGGATATAAGGCAGTCGATGATAGAGGAGTTAAGAGGGATGACTCTCAACATAATGAAAAAACAGAACTCCTTGTCACCAACTATCCCACTGAAAAAGAAACTGTAAACATTCTCGACCTTCTACTTCATGACTGAACTGAAAGACTGGCTCAATTCTATCAATCAAACAAAGAAGCATTTGATTGATGAAGATCCTTCACTCGAAAAAGAATATCCTCCTTATATTATCAATCGTTGTTTCTCTGGACATCTTGATACTCTGATGTTTGTTAATGAGATGAATAGGTATAATTTCCTTTCTAAAAGGTTGCAATACGACTTCCTTATAAATATTGTGAGGAAAAAGAAGAGATTCTCTCCCTGGCTCCGACAAGATAAGATCAAAGATCTTGATTATGTCAAACGTTATTATGGTTATAGTAATGAAAAGGCAAAACAGGCTTTGAAAATTCTAACAAAAGAACAACTTAATTTTATTAAATCAAAATTTGATACTGGAGGAAAAGGATGAGTGTTGTTAGAGAAGCTGAAGTGAAGTGGTCACAAGACCAAATGGTAGAAGTGGTTCTAGGAGAACCAGATGACTTTCTAAAAGTTCGTGAAACTTTGACTCGTATTGGAGTCGCATCTAGAAAAGAAAAGATAATCTATCAGTCCTGTCACATTCTGCATAAACAAGGAAGATATTACCTTGTTCACTTTAAAGAACTATTTGCTCTTGATGGTAAACATGCAAATCTAACATTGAATGATGTTCAGAGACGTAATCGTATTGCACAACTACTTGCCGACTGGGGTTTGATTAATATTGTAGACGTTGATAAAATTCAAGACATCGCACCACTCAATCAGATTAAGGTTCTTGCATTTAGAGATAAGCAAGACTGGATTCTTCAGACCAAATACAATATCGGTTCCAAAAAGAAAATGACAGAGGAAACCGAATAATACAGGACCCCTTGACAGGGGTCTTTTTTTATGCAATAATATATACATTGAAAGGGAACCTTCACTTTGGAACCCGGACATGTGTAAACCTGCAACCTTCTCATTGGAAGCAGAATATCATCAAATTAAATGACTAAAAAATTAGCACCATTACCAAATCCCCACTTACAAAGTGAAGAGTTGCTTAATAAACTTCCTGTTGTAAACGACAAACAAGGAAAACCTATTCCATATGTAGATTACAGGAATTCTGGAATAATTAATTCTTATTGGATGGGATATCAAGAGTATTCTAAACTTGAAGAAATATTTTGCCAAAGGGATACTGAAGGAAGATTTGATAAAGCAAAAAGATATTTGCAAGAACTTTTGCCTGAACATGCCGTAGTAACTGTTGGAGTTCTCACAGAAGATGATGTAGTCAACGGTATACCGTACAAAAAAGGAACTAAATTTAGAATTGACTCTAATACCAGAGCATTTACCTGGGCATCTGGTGCTTCAGATGCGATTCCCGAATATGTTATGGTCATTCAATTTTCATTTTCTAGTTTTAGTAGACTGAAAAAGTGTTACGATACTTTTGATTCTATCAGTGCTACTGAAAAGAATCAGGAAAAGTTTTATGGAATCATAACTGGAATGTGTGGTTATGAACCTGTTTCTAAAAAAGTTAAAAAGGGCATTGTTGTAACCGCATTAAATTTTGTTAGTGTGTGCTATCAACCTAATGTTTATAAATCAAAAGCACCAGTTACTGAATCAATTCCTGGACAAACTTTTTATTTTCTTGAAGAAATAAAGGCATTTGATAAATTAATTATCAAAGAAGGAAATTGGAATCAAACCTGGGTTGCTGCTGCTTTAATGTCGATGAAAAAGTATGGAACCACTAATGAAAGGTTGCAAGACGGACTTCTTCGTCTTGATGGTAAAAAATCTGATACCATGTCCGATGATTGGGATGGTATGACTAAGATTATCGAAGAGTGGAAAAGTAATGAATTCCTTGGTGAAAAGGGTACAAGATTTTCGCAATTTGAAGGTCAAGTATCATATTGTCTTTACTACATTGATAAGTGGATGACTAACACTATTGTCAAAAGAACTGCGTCTAACTGGAAAGAAACTGCGTCTAAGTATACAGATCATACGTCTCAAAATTTAAATCAGTTGTACAAGGAGTCTTAACCGAATAATAATCTACGGGGGGTTGACCACCTCCTTTTGTGTTAGGGCATAAATAATTATGGATGTTTACCACTTCATAAAGTGTCATAAGTTATGATAACCTTTAGGGAATTTGTGTTAGAATGTTCTCAGATAGATGAGAGTAGTCTTAACCGTATCAAAAGTAAATCGGATAAGGGAGGAATGGCTATCCTTTCCCGTAGTAGGGGTGACA